GAAGGTGATCTTCTTTACTTCCCAGTAACAAAATCATTTTTTGAAATCAAATATGTTGAAGTAAAAGATCCTTTCTTTCAAGTGGGTAAACTCTATGTTTACAAACTCGAGTGTGAGCTTTATCAGTATAGTCATGAAACGATTAATACTGAAATTTCTGAGATTGATAAGATTGAAGATGACTTAACACAAGACATAGGCGAGTATGCTCTGACTTTCGAAGATGGCACATCCTTGTTGCTTGAAACTGATGCGGCATCTGAATTGATTTTGGAGAGCTTTGATATTAATAATTCAGATAAGAATGCACAAAACGATGACTTTGATACGAATATAGACGACATTTTAGATTTTTCAGATATAAATCCTTTCGGTGAGGTTAGTGCACGATAATGTTAAATAACGCAAAGTTTTATTGGGGAACAATTAGAAAGTGCATTGTTGGCTTTGGAAACCTATTCAATAATATTGAAATCCAAAGACTAAATGCAAACGGCTCTGTCAATAAGAGTTTGCGTGTTCCTTTAGCATATGCACCTCGACAAAAGTTTTTGGCTCGAATAGATCAGCTTCCAAATCCTGAAGAAAGAAATGTTCAAATAACTTTACCTCGTATGTCATTTGAGCTATTGGGCATTGAATATGACTCGACACGAAAGCTGTCTTTTGTTCAAAAGAACAGCGTAGTCAATTCAACTAATAACACATTAACAACACAATATGTACCTGTACCTTATAACATTCGAATCAATCTTTATATCTACTCAAAAAATTCAGATGATGCATTGCAGATAGTGGAACAAATCCTACCCTATTTCAACCCCGATTTCAATTTAACTGTTAAAGCTGTTCCTGAGTTGAGTATCACACATGATATACCTGTTATACTTAATAACATTGATTTTTCAGATAGTTATGATGGAGAGTTTACAGAAAGAAGAGCAATTATTTGGACACTCTCGTTTACATTGAAAACGAATTTCTATGGTCCTTCGACGAAACAGGGTATTATCAGAACAGCTAAGGTTAACTATTGGAACAATGAACCTCTGACAAACAGTTTAGGGAATTATGAAGTTACCACAAACGCAAATGTTTACGCAGGTAATACAGTTATATTTTTAGAAACATTTGAGGGATTAGATGAGTGATAAACTAAATGAGGTGTTCAACCTTCAACCCACAGAATCACAAAAAATTTTGCGTGAAGTTGGGTCGGATGACGATTATGAACTTGCCCGTGACACCTTGCGAGAGGTGATAACACAAGGTAGGAATGCTTTAGACGATGTTATTTCTTTGGCTAGAAGTTCAGAGCATCCTCGCAGTTATGAAGTAGCTGGACAGATTATGAAAACAATGTCAGACGTTGCTAAGGACCTTTTGACATTGAAAAAACAAAAATTTGAACTTGACAATCCAAAAGAATCTCCTGCAGCTGCAGCTCAAATAGCACAACAAAACAACATTGTCTTTGCAGGATCTACGGAGGACTTGTTGCGAATGATAAAGCAACAAGACACTAAGACAATTGATTCCTAATAAATTAAAGAATAGTTATAATGGAAATACTCGCCTTAAGCAAGTCGGGTATCCTATTCAGTTTTCACAGGATCAAGTAAAAGAACTTGTCACGTGCGCGCGCGATCCCATCTATTTTATTCAAAAGTATTGTAAAATAGTTTCGCTTGACTTGGGTCTTGTTGACTTTGAACTTTACAATTATCAGAAAAAATTTATCGATATTATTGAAAATAATAGAAAAGTTATTAGCATGCAGCCGCGACAGATGGGCAAGTCACAAGTTGTCGCTGCTTATTGTTTGTGGTATACTCTTTTTCAAGCAAATAAAACAGTTGCTATTTTAGCTAATAAAGCTAACGCAGCGCGAGAGATAATGTTTCGTTATCAGTTGATGTATGAGCACCTTCCTTTATTCCTTCAGCAAGGTATTCGCACCTGGAATAAAGGGGATATTGAATTGGAAAACGGATCGATTGTTTTTACTGCGGCGACAAGTAAGTCGGGTGTTCGTGGTCGTTCTGTTAACTTGCTTTACGTTGACGAAACAGCTATTATTCCAAATAACATCGCTGAAGAATTTTTCACTGCTGTTTATCCCGTGGTTTCGGCAGGTTCAACAACCAAGATTATATTGACGTCTACACCTTTAGGTTATAATCATTTTTGGAAGTTTTGGAATGATGCTGAACAAGGGACTAATGGATTTGTTTCTTATCGTGTTAAGTATAATGAGCATCCTAATAGAGATGAGAAGTGGGCAGAAGAGCAGCGTAAACTTCTTGGTGATCTGAAGTTTAATCAAGAGGTTCTTTGCTCATTTATTGGATCTTCTGCTTCTCTTATTTCAGGAGATGTTATTGCATCTCTTTCTGCAACACCTTACGTATTTACAACTGAAGACGGTTTAGATATTCTTGAAGAACCTCAAAAAGATCGTCAATATGTTGTAGTTGTAGATACCTCGCGAGGTGTGGGGGGTGATTATTCTGCTTTTACATTAACTGATATTACATCTATCCCATATAAGGTCGTGGGTAAATATAGAAACAATAAAATTAGTCCTTTACTATACCCAGACATCATACATAAGGTTGCTAAAGATTTTAACAATGCTTATGTTTTAGTTGAGATTAATGATATTGGACAACAGATAGCTGATATTTTACATTCAGATCTTGAGTACGAAAACATTTTCAGAGTGGGATCAAGTACAAAAAGCGGTCAGTTTCTTACAAGCGGATTTAAAGGATCTGCATTGATGGGAGTTAGAACAACCAAACAGGTCAAAAGAATTGGTTGCTCAAATTTAAAAACACTCATCGAAACAAAAAAGTTGCTGATCTTCGATAAGGATATAATATCTGAATTGTCAACTTTCATCGAAGTGCGCGGAGGCGTTTATGGTGCTGATGAAGGTTACCATGATGATTTGGTTATGACACTTGTACTACTAGCGTGGGCAAGTAAAGATCCTTATTTTAAAGAATTGACTAACGTCAATCTTCGAAATGCATTGTTTGAAAATCAAATGAAACAAATTGAAGACGAACTGACACCATTTGGCATTGTAAATACTGGGGTACCTGAAAAAGTTTCAGCGGAAGTCATGGCAGGAGATTTATGGGTTACAGGTGGTATGGATGAGTATATGAATAAGCTGAAACAATCTTGGTATGATAGTATACCCCTTGAAAAAGAGCGATTTTATAAATAACTTATAACATAAAAACTTTGTAATAAATAACGTTCAAGGAGATACAAATGCCTTATCAACTTTCACCAGGAATTGTAACAACAGAAAAGGACTTAACTACAGTTGTCCCTGCTGTTGCAACATCTGCGGGAGGTTTTGCGGGAGATTTTCAATGGGGGCCTGTTGATCAACCAACGCTAGTTACAAGCGAAGTTGATCTGGTAAACCAGTTTGGAAGACCTGACGCAAACACCTACCTTTCTTTCTTTACAGCTGCAAACTTCCTCGGCTATGCTAATCGCATGTTTATTGTTCGTACTGCAGATACAACAGCTCTTAATGCAACTCTCGGATCTAATATTTCAGGTAATTCAACCGTTGTTGTTGCAGGAGAGAAAATTTTAAACGATGATGCATACTTAGGATTAACTGCAAATCCCTCTGTTTTCTTAACTGCTAGATATCCAGGTAACATTGGAAATTCTCTCGCAGTTGCTCTTGTTGACAATGCGTCTTGGGCCAATGCAACATCAACAATCACTTCATTGTTTGATGTTAGACCTAATGTTTCAACATATGCATCAACTTACGGAACATCAGGTGCAAAAGATGAATTGCACATAGCTGTAATTGATCAAGATGGATTAATTACCGGAACTAAAAATACTGTCCTTGAAAAGTTTCAATATCTTTCAAAGGCACGCGATGCTTTGGGGGCAGACGGAAGAAGCATTTATTATCCTACAGTAATCAATGAGCAATCAAGGTATGTCAGATGGAGATCACATCCTGTTAGCGCTGCAAATACAGTTCTAAATTGGGGTACTTCTTTCACAGGCATCGGCGGAAACAATGCTGTTGTATTTGATACGTTAGGAAACAATAACGCTAGCGCAAATGTTAACGCAGGTTTTATGTCATTTTCAAATGCTGCTGATGCAACACCCACAGCAGGTCAAAAAGCAACAGGATTTTCACTTCTCGAGAACGATGAAGTATATGATATTTCATTAGTTCCTGTGGGTGATTTACCTGGTGCAAACGCTCTTACTGTTATTAATGCGCTAACAGGTGATGGCAAGCGTAATGATGTGGTTATTTTTGTTTCCCCTGAGTATGCTGATGTTCAGCCAAATATCGCAGATTCAACAAAAGCTACGAATGTAACTGGTTATAGAAATACAGATCTAACGAATCTTTCATCTTCATATGTAGTGATGGATAGTGGATGGAAGTATCAATACGACCGTTACAATGACGTATATCGTTGGTTGCCTCTAAATGGTGACATTGCTGGTTTGTGTGCTCGTACTGACTTTACAGCTGACCCATGGTTCTCACCCGCAGGTGTAAACAGAGGTCAGATTCGTAATGTTGTAAAACTTGCATTCAATCCTAACAAAGGTCAGCGTGACACTCTCTATTCAGCTGGTGTAAACCCTGTTATTTCATCACCTGGCTACGGTACGATTCTGTTTGGCGACAAGACACTACAGATTAAGCCAAGCGCCTTTGACCGTATCAATGTTCGTCGCTTGTTTATTGTTCTCAAAAAAGCAATTACAGCAGCGGCAAGAGCACAGTTGTTTGAATTCAATGATGCATTCACACGTGCTCAGTTCAGAAATATCGTAGAACCTTATCTACGCGATGTTAAAGGTCGTCGTGGTATCACTGACTTCAAGGTTGTATGCGATGAAACTAATAACACAGGCGAAGTAATTGATAGGAATGAGTTTATTGCGGATATATATGTTAAACCCGCTCGTTCAATCAACTACATTACTCTGAACTTCATTGCTACAAAGACTGGCATTGACTTTGCAGAAGTAACAGCTTAAGGAGAGCTTAAATGGCGTTCGAAATAGAACAATTCAGAGAAACACTTCAAGCTGGTGCAAGGCCTAATCTTTTTGAGGTTGAAATTGCAGGTGCCGAACAAATTTCAAATTTTCTTGTAACAGCTGCGTCTTTACCTGGAAGAACATTTGGTACAGCAAGTGCATTTTATCGTGGTCGTGAGCTTAAGTTAGCAGGTGATATGGTATTTGCACCATGGACAACAACAATCATCAATGACACTAGCTTCCAATTGCGTGAATACATTGAATCATGGATGAATGATTTTATTGAAGATCTTGAAGTAAAAACACCTAATGCAAATGAGGATGGATCACCTGCAGGTTATTTTGGTGACATTACTGTTCGCCAACTTGATAAAGCAGGTAATCCAACTCGCGAGTATAGGTTGATTGGTGCATGGCCTTCTGATATTTCTGAGGTACCTTTAAGTTTTGATGCTAACGACCAAATTAGCTCATTCACATGTACTTGGCAATATCAGAGATTTGAGGTTATCGGTTCAGGTGCAATTTAAATAAAAAGTTGAAATATGGATTTGAATATATTTGGGTTTAAAATATCCCGTCCTCGCAAAGAGGTAGCAAAGAATCAAAACTTTGTTACTCCGATTGCCGAGGACGGGGCCACCACTATTTCAGCTGGTGGTTATTATGGTACATATGTTGATCTTGATGCAACATCGAAAACCGAGTCAGAGCTTATCACTCGCTATCGTCAAATGGCGATATATGCTGAATGTGATATGGCGATTGAAGACATTGTTTCTGAGGCGATTGCAAACATTGACGATGAACCTCCTGTAACGATAGATTTACAAGAACTGCAGCTTTCTGAAAATATCAGAAAAACAATTGAAAATGAATTTGGTGAAATTCTTTCATTGTTAGATTTTAATTCGAAAGCACATGAAATCTTTCGTCGTTGGTATGTAGATGGGAGAATTTATTATCAGAAAATTGTAGACACTAGTAATGCAAAGAAAGGTATCGTTGAGTTACGATACATTGACCCACGAAAAATTAAAAAAATTCGTGATGTAAAGAAAGAAAAGCTACCTAACGGTATTGATATTATTAAGACAATCGATGAATATTATTTGTATAATGACAAAGGTATTCAATACAACGTTGCTTTAAGTTCAAGTCAAACTGTAACAACAGGTAGTGGAATACGCATCACACTTGATTCAATAGCGTATTGTCATTCAGGCCTTGTTGACTTAGATAAAAATATTGTTGTTGGATATTTACATAAAGCCATCAAACCGGTCAATCAGTTAAAGATGATGGAAGACGCTTTAGTAATCTATCGTCTTGCAAGAGCACCTGAAAGAAGAATATTTTACATTGATATTGGCAATTTACCTAAACTAAAGGCTGAGCAATACCTTAAAGATGTAATGTCAAGATATAGAAACAAAATCGTTTATGATTCATCCACAGGTGAAGTTCGAGACGATAGAAAATTTATGTCAATGCTTGAAGATTTCTGGTTACCTCGTCGAGAAGGCAGCAGAGGGACTGAAATTTCTACTCTCCCAGGCGGCGAGAATTTGGGTGAGATTGATGATATTTTATATTTTCAAAAGAAAATGTATCAAGCATTGAACGTCCCACTAAGTAGATTAGAACAACAATCGGGATTAACCTTCGGCAGACAAGCAGAAGTTACACGTGATGAATTAAAATTTGCCAAGTTTATAAATCGACTTTGCAATAAGTTTGCAGATTTGTTTCGTGACTTACTTAAGACACAGCTAATCCTAAAGGGCATTATTGTTGACGCAGATTGGGATGACATTAAGGAAAAGATTCGCTTTAATTTTGCACAAGATCAATATTTTGAAGAAATTAAAGACGCTGAAAACTTAAGAAACCGTATTGATCTTCTGCAAGCTATTCAACCTTACGTGGGCATGTATTATAGTCAAGCTTTTATCAAACGTAATATTCTTCGTTTGACTACTGATGAAATGGAAAACATTGAAAAAGAGATTGGTGAAGAACCCCCCAATCCGATGATGGAATTACAGCAAATGCAGGCAATGCAGGGTATCGCTGCAATGCAACAACAAGAAAAAGAACAACCTGAAACTAATAAATAATAAATAAAGGATGTGAAATGGAAACAAAAGATTTAATTAAACAAATGATGGCTAATGTGCTTGATGGGCAATCCGCTGAGGCGCAAGAGCGTTTCGAAGATATTATTTCTATTAAAGTTACAGATGCATTAGAAGCACAAAAACAATCAGTCGCATCTAATCTCTATACACAAGAGGAAGAATAATGGACTTTGCATGGGCAAAATCACCTGCTGATCATATGGATCAGTATGCAGATCTTGTTGGTTCAAGCCAAGGAAAGTATGTTCCTGCATCGATGATGTCTCAAATGCAAAGGCATGCTGCTTATGTTAAAAAGACACTAACCCCTGAACAACATTCAGCACTGCACAAGAAAATTTCTGCTCATGTAAATAAACTTCTTAAAGATGATGAAATTAATATAGAAGAAGCCAATAAGATTAAATCTATCTACTCACCTTCAACAGTTAAAGAGAGTACACAAATGGATATTCAAGAAAAAATGACTGAGACAAAAATGAAAAAACGTGAAGAAATGGTCAAGTCAATGAAAAAGAAATTTGGTGACTTCAAAAAACGTTATGGTGAGCGTGCTAAAGAAGTAATGTATGCCACTGCAACAAAGCAGGCAATGAGGACTGAAGAAACAGAACAGATTGATGAACGAAAAGACTTTTATGCTGGTGTTTCTCCGGAAATGACACATCATAAATTGGTTGATGGTAAACCTAATGTACCTAAAAAAATTGGTCCCAGAGATATTCATCTCCATCATATTGGCACAGGCAATCCAACAAGCGAAAAAGCACAGTATAAGGTTGTTGCAGTTGGTCCCAAAAGTCCACTTGCTGCAAAGAACAATCTTAAGGTTGGATCCAAAATAGGTGGCACGGACGTAAATGATCATATGGATTATGGCACTGGTGGAGGAACTGTTCATGTGCATACAGCTAGACCTAAATCACATTTTATGGATGATATGAATGAAAGTGTTCAGCAAGATCAACACTATTGCGCTAAACATGTTTTTTCTGATGTGTACGGTGAAGGTGTTGTTGTTGAAGGTCAACACGCTGATCCTGATGAGAATGGCGACATTGAATGGTATACAGTTCAATTTGATCACGGTGAAGAAGTTATCTTTACTGAAGATGTTGAAGTTATGATGGCTGAGTATCATAACAACCATTCTCCCATGAAGAAAAAAGCCAAAAAAGCAAAGGAATAAAAAATGTTTAGCTCAATCATCACTTCTATTCTAAGAGCAACAAAATCAATTAAAATTCCTGGTGGAAAGATTTCAATTGGTGTCAATGCAAGGGCAACAAAAAGATCACCACCTCCAAGAAGAGTCATTCGATAAGGTCAAAAAATGCCAATCACTAAAACAATATTAAAGAAGGTAAGGCAGCAAGCTGTAGTCAAACTTGTCGGTGATGGCACGGCTAACGTTGATCTTGTCGCAGACTTAAAATTATCTGACGAAACAGTTAGTAATGTCGCTGCCATTAAGGTAAATATCAACAGTGTTTACTATAATTCTGACACTGGGCCGATTTTATTGAAAAGAAATAATTCGAATGTATTGGTTCTTTTTGGTATCGATAATTGGAGCTTTTCGCAGGTGTCAGGATTTACAGATACTTCGAATAATTCTGCAAACGTTGTAGTGACGATTCCTGCTTCTGGAGGAACGGTAATTCTAGGACTAACAAAAGAAGCCGGATTTGCTGAGCCAGATCAGCAAGGTTTTGTATCGGGAAACTAACATGAAACTTATTACCGAAGTCACACAAGAAGTTAAATATATCACCGAGAAAAAAGAAACGGGCGGTAAGAATGTCTATATTGAAGGTATCTTCATGCAGACAGAGAAAACAAATCGTAATGGTCGTGTCTATAGAAAACCTATCGTTGAGAAAGAACTTGATAGGTATCAATCTCTCATTAGTGAAAAGCGCGCTTTAGGCGAATTAGGACACCCACCAAATCCTTCAATCAATCTAAACCAAGTATCACATCTTATCACGAATTTAAGATTTGAAGGAAATGATGTTTATGGGAAAGCTAAAATTCTAGACACCCCAATGGGGAAAATTGCACAGAATTTTATTGAGGAAGGTGTTCGCTTAGGTGTATCTTCGCGCGGATTAGGATCAGTCAAACAACTCAAAGATGGTGTCAATGAAGTGCAAGATGACTTTCATTTGGCAACCGTAGACATTGTTGCTGATCCTTCTGCACCCGATGCTTTTGTTCAAGGCATTATGGAAGATGCATCTTGGTTATACGTTGAAGGTAAGGGATGGGTAATGGAACAAATTAAGAAAGAGGTAAAGAAAACAAAACTTTCTGAGTCTAAAAAGCTTGATTTGTTCAATCAATTCATTACTCTAATTTCTAAAAAATAAAACTTATAAATAAAAGTAAATTTCATTAGGAGAGATCTATGTCAATTGAGAGCAAAATCAAAGAGTTGCTATCACGTAAGAGTGAAGAGCAGCTTAATGAGGAAGGTATGGCTCCGATGGGTGCGGGTAACGTTTCCAAAGACACATCCATTAAAGCCGCCAATCAAGGTGATACTACTATGCCTCGTCAGGGTTCTTCACAAGATGCTGATTATGAAGAAAGAGATGAAACTGAGGAAAACCAAGGCGCAGTTGTATCAAAGTCCACACCAAATTCACCTCGCCCAGCAAATTCGGGCCCAGGTGCAGCACCTAATTTCATGAATGCAGGTGACCCAACTTCTATGGTCAACATGCAAGCATCCTCGGGCAACAAGCCGATGGGTGAAGAAAAAGAAGATTCAAAACCTTCATTGAAAGAACAACTGTCAGCCATTTTTGGTGACGACCTTTCAGAAGATTTCCGTGATAAAGCTACTGCAATTTTCGAAGCAGCTGTCATTGCACGTGTAAACGAAGAAATGGACGCTGTAGTTGCTCAGCTTGAAGAAGAAAAGCAAAAGCAACTCGAAGATATCACTGAAGGTTTGATCGAAAAAGTAGATTCATTTATGAGTTATGTTGTTGAGCAGTGGATGGAAGAGAATAAACTTGAGATTGAAGGCGGATTACGCACTGAAATCGCTGAAGATTTTATCACAGGTCTAAAAACTCTGTTCCAAGAGAATTACATTGATATTCCTGAAGATAAAGTCGATGTTATTGAAACTCTTTCAACCAAATCAGATGAGCTTGAGGAAAAACTTAATGAATCTGAGAATAAGAACATTGAGCTTACAGAACAGCTTTCATCTTTAAGAAAAGCTATTGTGTTAAGTGAAATGAGTGGTGATCTAGCTGATACCGAAGCAGAAAAGCTAGGTAAGCTAGTTGAAGGTGTATCTTATGATTCGGAAGAGCTTTTCCGTGAGAAAGTAAAAGTTATTAAGGAAAATTATTTTCCAAAAGCTGCAAAGAGTTCACCTGAAGAACAGCTTTTAAATGAAGAAGCTCCTGTACAACAGACAAGCGATGTAATGTCGAAGTATGTACAAGCTCTTTCAAGAGCTGTAAAAGCACGTTAATTTTATAAATAAAAATAATATCCAATCAAGGAGATTTCAAAGATGTATATGACCGAACAACTACAGAAGAAATGGGGTGCCATTATTGAGCATTCTGATCTTCCCGAGATCAAAGATACCTACAAGAGAGCCGTTACTGCTGTTCTTCTAGAGAATCAAGAAAAAGCCCTTCGCGAAGAGCGTCAAGCCCTTTTTGAAGATATTCCTGCAAACAACATTTCAGGTTCTGGTATTGACAAGTATGATCCGATCCTTATCGGTCTAGTTCGTCGTGCTATGCCTAACCTAATGGC